TATGCAGTAGGAATAGAAATACTTCTAATACGTTTATAATCTTCTGTTACATTTCTAACTGTAGCAGTACCATATGATTTATTATCACGAATATAATTATCATATAAAAATCCTTGAAAGACTTTTGCATTATATAATGATTCTAATGATACAAAGTTAAACCCATATCTATTTTCAAAAAACAAATAAGAACCGGATCCATTTTTATTAACAGCTGTTTCAGAAACATTATTAATACTTTTAATTGGTGACCAAAAGTTAGAAATAAATTTTGTTGAATTATTAGTTTCTTCAACATTTATTTCTTTAGTTACATGTAATCCTACATCAGGATCTTGTAATAGTGTTTTGACAATTTCAGAACATTTACCTGAAAATGACTTACTTATTTTTTTATTAATATCAACAATAGCTTCAGTAGATATAAAATGCAAAGTATAGATAGTTGCTCTATTTCCAACCATAGTTCTATTCGACATTTTATAAATGTAAAATTTGCCGTCTATATTACCCTTTTCAAGAGTAGGAGTAGTTAATTTAAGTTCAAGAAACTCTTCTCCATTAAAAGGAAATACATTCATTAAATCCAGTGAATCTCGTATCTCTAAAGTTCCGGTTATAAAAGGCGAAAATATATCTTCAAATATTTGTATTCCTATAACTTGGTTAGTAATATTCTGATAAAATTTCTGAGCAGTAGTTATCTGAACCAACTCAATATTAATATCACCGGCTTTTGAAATTTGTTCTGAAGAATTCATTATATTATTTTCTTAAATTCAGTTATTATTTGTTCAATGATGCCTTTTGGTACAACTTTTATTCTTCTTTTAGATTCATTAAGTAACTCTTCATATTGATAGTTAGTAATAGAAGAAACACCTGCACTTGTAGAATCTACAATATATCCATTACTATCTTCATAATGATGTATATTATGCATAGTAGTACCATATGAATTAATAATATGCTTTTCTAAATCATAATATGATAATGGAAAGTCATTAAGATAATCATATTTTTCATTTACTAACATAATTATCCAATGATAGTTTGGATTACCATATAACTTTTCTGCTATATGTTCAGGTGTTTCATTATCTACTATATCATACTCATCGTATATAGTTATATTTGCTAGTACATCTCTACGAAATCTAATATTACGAGTAATATCTCTTAAGTATATAGCAGTATCTTTACCACCTATATCAAAATCATATATCATATTAGGAAAATTCTTAAAGTACATTAGTAACCTCTATCTTGTATAGCTTCTTTTGTTGGAGATGTAAGTTCTTTAAATGACATAGTGATAGCAATTTGTGTAGGCATACCATTTGCAAATGTAGTAAAATTACCGTTTGGAGTATAGTTTACAATTAAGTCTGTCAATACGCATGAAGGATGTCTATGAATATATTGATTAAGTCCATTTCCTGAAAAGTAACTTATATCAAACTCAGAGGGATAAACATATAAAAAATTATTTGTATCATTCTTATATTCAGGTAACATATGAAATTTCAACTGATAAATTATATTATATACATGTTCAGCTTCTTTTTCATCTCTTGGAAAGAAATTGTAATCAAAGGAAAATGTTCTAAAGTCAACACCCTTAAATACCATTTCTCTCTTTGGATTACCTGCCAAACCAGTTCTTGCAGATATAGTACCCATTTTTTGTAATGCTTCAGATGCTAAAATAGATTTACCATCGTCAACCATATTGGATAACTTTACAGATGTTAAAGATTTTAACAAACCAATAGCATCTTCACCTATTTGAGATAATGCTTCTGTAGTTCCGGTGTCTTCTTCTGACCAAGAAGTAGCATATCTAATATTTAATGTATTGGGCATATGTAGAGCAATTGCAGTTTTTAATCTTTTTTGCTCTCTAGTAGTAGTTCCTGCTATATCACCTGCAACCCAAGCCGCTGCGCCACCAATAGCAGTAGCACCTGTCGCAATACTTGCGAATCCACCTATTGCGCCCGCAAAAAGACCTCCCATAGCTGTATTTAATGCTCCAGAAATAGCAGCATTTATATTAGAAATAGGTCTACCTATAAGTAATCCTCTATCTCTAGAAATATCCAAATCTTTCATATCATATGTTTGATTTGGTGGAGGTAAAAACTTAGATGCTGTAGCAACATTAATGTAAAGCACAACCATATTACCACCATATTCCGGAGATTGAAGATCTGCCGGATATGATAAACTGGTAATATCGTACTTGTCATTTGTGTAATCTAAATATGACATTATTATGAACCTATAAATATTATGGTTTTATTTACTTATTTATATTAAAATGGCGAAGTATCATCAGGGAATTTATAAACCAAAATATCCAAACAAATATATAGGTGATCCTACTAATGTTGTTTTTAGATCATCCTGGGAATTAAAATTTATGAATTGGTGCGATGGTTCAAATTCGGTTATTAATTGGCAATCTGAAGAAACAGTTGTTCCTTATATATGCGCTACTGATAATAAATGGCATAGATACTTTTTAGATTTTAGGATACAAATACGAAATAAAGAAGGCAAACTTAAAACGTACTTAGTTGAAATTAAACCACATGGCCAAACTATGCCTCCAAAATATCCAGGAAGACAAACAAAAAGATACTTAAATGAATCTATGACATTTATGAAAAATCAATCAAAATGGGATGCTGCTAAAACTTATGCAACAGATCGTAATTGGGAATTTGTAATATTAACAGAACATCATCTTGGATTAACTAATAAATAGTATATGGCAAATATAAAAGAACCTACAATGTTAGATGTATTTGAGAAAAACAAATATAGTCTACCCCAAGCATCTAGAGCAAGTAAATCTTGGTTTGATCAGCAGATATTGCTATTACATCATCAACATATAAATGGTAGTAATGTATTAAAGACTGCTCCACAATTTACCTCTATTGGTAAAATAATGCCGGGAAAATTATATTTGTACAGATATGATGCTAAACATAAATCAACATTACCATATTGGGATATGTTTCCTTTAGTGTTTCCATATGAGAAAACTAAAGATGGATTTTATGGATTAAATTTCCATTATCTACCTTATCAATTAAGAATTAAACTTCTTGATAAGATGATGGTATTTGCAACTAATAAGCATATGGATGAAACTACTAGATTAAGATATTCATGGCAATTGATATCCGGTATCTCAAAGTTCAAATTTGCAGAACCATGTATTCATAGATATTTAAACTCGCATATACGTACTCAATGCAGAGAAATTACAGCCAACAATTGGGCAACTGCTATGATGTTACCAGTAGAAGGATTTGTAGGTGCTAACAAGGCTAAAGTTTGGCAAGAGTCAAAAAGGATGATGAATTAATGAGTCTACTATCAGATTTTATATCGGAAGTAAAAGTATCTGGGTTAATGAGAACTGCACGATATTCAGTTATTATGCCATTAATTTTATCAGACACTAATGAAAACAAAGATCCAAAACTAGTTTCTATGTTTTGTGACCAAGTACAAATACCAGGATTAAATTATAATACTGCGCCAAATCTAACGTATGGTGAAACAAGAGAAGCTCCTTATCAAAGAATGTATGATAACCTTTCTCTTTCATTTTATGTAGACAATGAAATGAAGGTAAAGAAATACTTTGATGATTGGCAATATAGTATACAAAATCCAGTTACAAGATCATTTAATTATTATGCAAACTATATAAAACCTATACAAATTGGTGTAGAAGATATTGCAAGTAAAACTAAATATATGGTTGAGTTAAGAGAATGCTATCCTAAAACAGTAGGTGCTATTCAAATGGATTCAGCCTCAAAAGACTTAATGAAACTATCAGTAACTTTAGCATATAAGTATTGGATACCAATTGGTGGATATACATATGACGATACAGATTTATTAAATAAAACAAATGATGGATTATTTTCCGAAATTGCCGGAGTATTCAATGGAATTGCAAGTTCTCCTGTAGGAGGTTTACTAATGAATTATGGTTTAACCGGTTTACAAAATAAACTTACAACAATTGCTGGTTATAACGCATAAATATTACAATGAAAATGAATGATAAATTATCAGAAGTATTTGACTTGGAAAACATAGAATATACTAATATAATTCCACGTATTGACGATATAGTTCCTACTCCCAAAGGAACTCAGGACGAATATATCGAAAATGATTTCGATCACGTACGTGGTAATATTAAGGAGTTGTTATCGACAGGGAGGTCGGCCCTTTATGATATGATCGAGGTAGCTAAACAAAGCGAACATCCTCGAGCATACGAAGTTGTTGGTACATTAATGAAGCAAGTTGCTGATATGAACCAACAATTGTTAGATGTGCATGCACAGAAACAAAAACTATCCGGTACAGGAAAGAAAAAAGAAGAACCCGCAAGTCAGGTTACTAACAATGCTATATTTGTTGGAAGTACTAACGACTTGGCAACAATGATTCATAATATGCATAAAGGAGAATAATACAATGGCATTGCCGGTTAATAGTACACCTATATATCAATT